CCTTCGACAATACCGTTTCTCCCAATTACAGGCACGTTGAAATAATCTTGCATGTCAGCAGCCTGCTTGTCCATTAGCATGTGGCTATCTCTCGTGTGTCCTGTCTTCGTTGCAAGCCATACCTTCTTAATAGCAAGCCCTGTCGATAACGCACCATGAAGCGAACCTGCATTGCTTGCTGCTATAACCTCCGTTCTCGCTATTCTCACGCTCCTATATAGCGCATCGTTGTAATAGTGTTGTTTGAGCATCGCCGCAATGTCATCAATCGATAGCCCTTGTTCAATTGCTTGTGCAACTACCTTCTTCGCAATTGCAATCGCCCTTGTTCTTGTTGTCGTTGTAATACTCTTAATCTTTTCGCCTGTTTTTTCTTCTACGTAACGCCGCATGTAGTCATCGTAGTAATCGCTTGACTTCTTTACCGCCCCCTTGAGATTTTCAACGGTCCACTTGGCAAAGTCCTTTCCAGTGTCAACGTATATGCTTTCAATTGCCCTCTTGGTTTCCCTCTCGTCAAGGCTTACGCTCTCAATAACATCAACAATCCCTTCAACCGATTGAGCATTCTTAACCTGCTCGAGGAATTTGGTATAATCCTTTTTGAGCGCATTCAAAGCATAACGCTTTGCGCTCTTGAAGTGCTTGCTGCGGCGGTTCTCTATTTGCCTCACCGTTGCGCCTTTATGGATATATGCCTCATCACTCCACTTCATCGGTTGTGTCTATTTGGCTGTACTCATCAAGTGAATAATCGCTCATTGGTATGTAGCCCGAGGGCAATAGCACCTCGTCCATTATCTCATCATCAATAGGCTGCTTGCCCATTGCAATACGTCTCTCATTGCCTGTTAACCACCACGCTTGGGCAAGCGATGTAACCTGCTGCGCCATGTCATCCTGTAGTTCTGCGAACGCTTGCAGGTCGTAATCAATTAGCAAGCCTTGCTCGGCTGTGTTAAGAAATCTATTAAGGCCGTCCTTAATCTTCTCCATGATGGGCAGCACAGCGTCGGTAACTAATCCTTTACGGGCCTCTCTCATATTGTTATAAGTCGAGTGTTCGGAATCTCCGAACAGTTGAGACGGCACGTTGTAAATCATACACAAGTCTCGGAGGGTTAACTTCTGCTGCTCGATAATCTGCATGTCGACAGGTGATAGCCCTACATTTGTCCACGTCATCGGCACACCCGATACCATAATATCACCCTTGCGGTTATCGACAATAGCCTGCCACCTCTCTTTGATTTGCTCAGCCTGCTCCTGCGTTAGCCCGTCCTTGTTTGCGCTGAGTATTCCACGCACGCCATATTTAGCGAAATTATCAATCTGCGTCTTGTATGCGTAGTTGCTTAATGTTGTTATGTTACCCGCTGCGCTGATGGGTGATATGCCATAGAGCCAAGAACCTTGAGCATTATAGTTCGGGTTAAAGGTCTTAATGTGCAACACGTCTTCGGCTGGGATTTCGCCGTCAATAAATGTGGAAAGCCTGTAGCCTTTAACTGGTCTTAAATAACTTCCGAAAATAATTTCAACCAAATGCGCAGGCATGTTATACAACCTAATAATGCTTTTATCGCCCGAGCGTCGTAATCCGTATATATAGCCGTTGCCTGTGATAAGGTAGAACGAGGCAAGCCCCTCTATAAGGTCGTTTAGGCGTTCGGCTTCGTTCGGACCTGCTAACAGCCTACTGATTTCGCTCTTGTCGTCTGGCTCGTAAGCAGCAGCCTTGTAATACATTGCAGCCTCGTAATCCTTTACCTTGAAGGCTGTCTTGAATTTCTTTTCCGCCTTATCGTCAATAACCTTGTAAACCTGCCACGGCACTCCCTGCATTGAGGTAGTAATTCGCCTTACAATCGAGTAAACAATATGATTGTAAAGATAGCCCTTGTCTATTGCGCTTGACTGGTTTACCACGTCAATGATAGGCGTTCCGAATGATATTTGCGAAAACAGAACCCTTAGCAGCTCATTGGCGTTAACCTGATTATCATCTGCTTTCGCTTTCGTCTTGAATATGTTTAGCAAGCCCATTTATTCGCTCCTATGCTTATGCTATTACGAAGTTGTTGCTATTAAGATGTGTGAATGCGTATCTCGCTGCGTCTATACAGTGATTGTAAGCATCAATAACAATCTTGCTTCTGCCGTCTAGCCAAATGTAATTCCGTAGTTCGTTCATAAGGTTATGGCTGTTATCTGTTACAACAATCTTGTAGTCGAGCATTGACAGCAACCCCTCACTTACACTGCCTTGCCCTTTCTTAGCCGCTACTATGTTGTTGCCTCTTGCCCTTAACTCCTCAATCAACCTGGGCTCTGCGCTATCGGCAACGATTAAGTTCTGGCCTGCGTGCATTTTATTTAGCTCGTATATTTGCGACGTTGTTAAACCTTTAAGGTAATAACACTCGCAAATGTATAACTTTTTTCGTTTTTTGTCAATAGCAATTCTAACAAGTGTTGTTGGGTCATTAACAAAACCATAATCCTGCCCATAGACAACCTGCAACGAATTGTCAAACTCGCCAATCTCCCAATTTTCAAAGACAACGCCCTCTATAGAGCCAATTTCGCCTTCAACAAACACCTTCCTAAAGTTCTCATTGCGCTTACCAGCCTCCAGCAACTCGTGCACAATAGCCTCCTCCAGGTAGGGATTATCCTTGTATGTACTATGTATGTAATACGCTTCAGGTCTTAACAGGTAATCCGTATGCACGTAAAACTGTGAGGTAGGGTTAAAGTCGAAGAATATCGTTCCCCGTGTCCTGATAATCAATTGCCTTGCCCGCTCCTCGTCGATGTGGTTAGCCTCATTGATGAATAGGATGTCCCTTGACGCCCCGTAAACCTTCTCTGGCTGGTCAACAGAGAAAAACTCTATAAGTGAGTTACCGATAGAGTAGGTTAGCGAGGTCTTATTCCAGCTGCTATCGCTGTATAACCCTGAACGTAACAGTATGTCGTTGAAATCCCTTATTGCACCACGCTTCAGGTGCGGTAGCGTGGCACTCACCACAGATATTATTAACGGTTTACTGCTAAATGTCGCTATGGTGATTAGCAACTGTAATATGGAATAGGTTTTTGAGCTACGGCTCGAACCCTGATTGATGATGTAACGGTAACCCTTGCGGTACGCAATAAGGTTCCGCTTGAATACGTTTGTCGTTAGTATTTTCCTGTCGCTACTTACCACCGATTTCTCCGTTTGCCAACTTCTTTAATTCCTCTGCCGTATCTTTATCCTGAACGACGATGTTTAGACCGAGTGCCTTGCCATCGCTTGTAATGTCATGTCGCTGTTTTAACGAGTACTGGTCTGGGTAATTCCGTTCTAACCACCATGCCGCAGACTGCCAGCTTTTGTCCTCGATGATACGACGCTGGCATATGTCCTTTATTTTATCATTTCCAGTTGCCTCCGCTTTTTTAACCGCTTCGGAAAATTC